CATTTCGCATGAGGCAATACTGGCTTTTGCGATGCAGGGATAGCGCCCGGGCATCTTATCGGTCTGAATCGCCTCCGGCTGCCCGGTCATAATATAGGGATATTCGTCGGTTAAAACCACAATGGTTGATCCGAATATGCCGAGCCCGACAATTTGAGCATCAATCGGATAGGAATAGGGCCATGCGTGAGGAAGGAAAGGTTCTGAAAAATAAACCCGGTTGCCGACAAACCCGGCGAATGAGCCGTTCTTTAATGCAATCAAGCCCTTTAATGTTGAAGGTGGAGGATCCCATTCTACAGTAGAAATAGCCTCGCCTAGGTCTGCGTCGGCAACATCATCTGTAAAGGTATATGTGCCGAAATCGACTCCTGATGTCTCGAACTCTCCGACATATTCGAAATCGGCAAGCCCTGATCCGGAAGCGGCAACGCGATAAATTCTTATCTTTCCTATTTCCCGGCCCGTCGGCGGTTCGGTAAATGCCGACAGGGTTACATCCCCCGACCCGTAATCATCGATCGATGCAACGGCAGAAGGAGGCCCTTCTTCCGCGTCTGTTGAGTCCAGCATCACCACATAGGTATAAACATACGCCCTATAATCGGCCCCAGGGGTATATCCGGCATCGATGGTCAACGCGGCTGCCGGAGCCGGCACCCCGAGTTTGTAATAATCGGTCGTAAAATCGAATGGCGAGCTGATATTGTGAGATGATAAAACCCTGGGTTCGTCCGCTCCGGTATAATAAACCCGGTGATTTGCTTCTCCAGCTATCGGGCTTCGTGCAAAGTCAAGGGCCGCCGTTGACGCAATCCAGTAATCGATTGAAGAGGTTTTCCAAAGATACAACGATTGAAGGGTCCCGGTTTCGGTCAGGCTTTTGACCTTCGAGTATGCCCGGAAAGGACGAAGATCCCCACGGCCAAGATAGCAATTCTGAGCAATCTGAGCCTCATAATCCTGAATCAGGCCCGGAGCCGTTCGCGGTTTTATACCGGAGAAAAAATCTTGTTTAATCCTCAAAAAAACCTCATCGATTTAGGTCTCGTATTTCCCTTTGTATATCCCTGTCCGTGTGAAATTTTGGCCGAAGCAATGCCGTCATTAAATACGTTCAGGTTGTATGCAGCCGCCTGGTAGTCCGTCCAATCTTTTTTGGGCATGGCTTGAAGTTTTGACTTGGCCCCCGACTCGATAGCGTCATGCCAGCGACGGTAAATAGTGTCGTCTATCGTGGTGATTGTGTCGACCGGAGCAAAGGCAGCTTTCAGAAAAAAGGTCTGGTCTTTGGCCTCGATGCCGTAAAACCTGAAATCGGCGTCATCAACAATCGTGTAGTATTTGGTTCCGACAATGGGATAATCGTCAATGTCGCCCAACACGGACAAGAGTTCTATATAGCTGGTCTCAAATCTTGAACCGTCAATCTTGAATTCGATGATCGTAAGCGGTTTCACGTTTGCGATGTAGTCCGAAACGGTTATATCGACCGAATAGTTATCGGTTGTATCAACGTCTGCCGTCACCACATCCTGCTCGATTGTTTTCTCAAGCAAATGGGTGTCCGTGCAGAATTTTATGATCGTATCGACTACTGCCTTGTCGACCAACACCTTTGGACACCCGATCACATCGGGCTGGACTTCTTTTGAAAATTCGGTGATTGCGGTAGCCATATCTTACCCCTCCGTAGACGGATTCGGTCGAGCAACATTCGGCGACACTTCGTTTTTGATCAGGTCCATTCTTCCGAGCCCTGCTACAAAAAGATTCCAGAATTCAACCGCCCGTTGAGCGTTATAGGGAGAAAGCGCCGCGTCTTTGGCGTAGCATCGGAAAAGAATGTAATCGGTCAATGCCTGCCGATAGATATTTGAAAGGGTGATAGAAACATCATAGGAAGGCCCTGCAGCGGCCACCACATCATCAGGAACGGCAGAATATGATGTTTCGACATAGCCTGTCCCAAGGTTTGCCGGATAAACGTAAAAGTGCTTCGTGTCCCTTTCGTCGAACATGAAGTTCTGAACCGCCGCTGCTCCAGCAACCGAATGCCAATCCGGGTTGATCGAGTCCATAAAATCCATGCCGATCGGCGGAATGGCAGCACCGGAGGTAAGCCCGTCCGTTCCCATATTGCGGACCAGTTTAAAAAACTGGATACATTCTTTCATTGTGGATCCGGAAGCGTTCAGAAATGAAGCCGTTCCGTCAGGGAGTGATTGTTTTGTGCCGGCTGTAAGCAGATAAACATCGTTTATGGCATACGCATCCGGTTTGAGGATAACGATATCCCTCTGTCCTGCATTCAGGTAGACGAGTTTTTCGGCATCCAGCCAGCGAGTAGGGGTTTCATCGAGCAGAATCTTTCCGGCATCGGTAAAGATTGTGCTTGCGTAGACACGGACCGGAATCTCTTCCAGCGTAACCGTGTCAAAAAGCATCGTCCCGGCAGTTGCGGTGTTTTTAACGAGTTTGATGACACAAGACGCCGCAGAAGCAAGGTAAGACAGCCGATATGCTACCCAGGATGCCGACGAGGTGCCTCCTGTTACAGCCTTTTCAACGCCTGCCTCTTCGATTGTAGCCCGGAAGGATTCAGCGCCGCTTGTACCCGATTTCACCCAAATAGTCAGTGTGTATAACGAGCCCGAGACGACTGTTATTGCATCGCTTGCTGCAACCTGAAGATCAGCTCCGGTCCGGGTGATCTGAAGGCAGTTACCGGATTGACCTCCCGCAATGGAAGCAAGGGTTGCATTCGTACCCGTCCAGTTCGAGGCATCGCTTGAAAAGGTGCCGTTCGCTACGGTTGGCATTATTCATCCTTTTTGGTCTTGCCTTTCTTTGGGGGTTCAGCGCTCGGGACTTCAATGGGATCTGCCGTTTTAGCAAGTTCTGCCAGCTGTTCGAGCGCCTCTCCGAGCAATCTGTTTTTTTCGTCCAATTGCTCCTGGAGATCAAGATTGTCGGTCGTAAGTCTTTCCTTGAAAGCGTCGAAATTCTGAGCATCGGCCTGCAACCTCTCATTCAACTCCATTGTCTCCCGCAGTTTCTCTCCCATTTCCGTAATCAGAATCTGGAGGTCCGGCGCCACCTGGAACACCTTGCCTTGAAGTTCGATGGCGACCATTGGATTTACGGTGTCCGGAAACTTCTTTTCTCCGGTTTCAGGATCATAGGGCCGCATATCCCGCCTGCCTGCAAGAGCGTCTGAGTAAATATAGATGCGGTTTGTCTCGTCTTGGATCAGATATTTCTTGTTTGGATCAAGTTTCACGATTGTCCTCCTGTTTTAAATGCCCGGGAGAGCATATCTCCCGGGTCTGGTTCGTTAATTGGTTAAGGTTAGTCTGACACGCAACCGGGAATAAACAGCAGAAATGATCCAATGGTCTCGTCTGCGACAAACGTGCAGTCGATTGTGTCGGTCGTTTCAAATTCATAACCACCGTAGTTATCCGTTCCCCAGGTTGCGCTATCTTCAACCGAATGGATAGTTCCTGCGGTCGAATCGATGGCGACTCCTGAAAACATCTCGGTGGATCCGCCGATACCGATATTAACGGTCCCGGCCGCTGTCCCGGCAACCACGATTCTGAGAAAAGCAAAGCACGGATACAGCACGGTGCCGGCCGGAACGTCCCACAGTTGAATAACATCGGCTGCGGTGATTTTCGCAGCCGCGGTCAGTGTCGCATTACCTGCGATAATGTCGGCAACCACGATAGGAATCCTGGCGCAGAACATCCGATGAAAGTCCAGGTTGGCAATCGCGGTATCACCTTTTGTTAGATTATAGGTCCCCATGTGAAAAATCTCCTTTGAAAATCATCCCCCGGAACCATCCCGGGGGACTTGTGGTTGTTAAAAGAACTTACTTGGCCGCGTAAAAATGACCCAACGCCTGGGATTTTATCGTCTTCCACCCGTAGACCTGGAGTCCCTCCATCAGGTCGCCGAAGTCGTCCGGGTTCGGAATTACGCGGTTTTCGGTCAACTGGGACGCAAATGTCACTGCTGCCGGATGACCAAAAATGCAATTGTGCACCGTTGTTACGCCGTCTGTGGTCGTTGCGATCTGGTTCGAGCTGTAAATCTCAAACCGGTCTATGATCCCGAGCCGACCGTTTCGCATAATGGAAGTTCCGTCACCGGCCAACGATGCGTCCTTAAGATCCGACTTTTTGATCATCCCGCAGAAAATAGCCGGGAATATGAGCCATCTCTGTGTCTCGGGAACGTTCTGTTCGTCCAGAACGGTTCCCATATCGACAATGTAGTCCAGGATGTTGGTCTTATCGACGGTCTCAAAGGCACCGGATGCGCCAAGATCGATTGAGC